AATGACAGAATTAGAAGGTAAAATACCTGCTGATATTTCTGGTAGTGTTGATAAGAATAGAACACAATCAAAAGTCAACGAAAAAGAGATTGAAGTATTAAAACTTCAAATACAAGAGTTAAAACTAAAGGCTAAAAATCCATTAGCTGGTTAATGAGGATAGATAAATGGTTGGAAGTAATGGGAACGGTGAAACTAGAGCAACATTAAAATCTCTTGCAAGAGAGATTAATGATAATAAAGTTAGTATTGAAGTTTTAAAGACAGAAATACAACAATCTGCTAGTGTTCACAAAAGATTAGATACAGCGATAGAAAAGCTGACGAACATTAGTTCCAGCATTAAGTCAATGTTAGCAGTACACGAAGAAAAATTATCTCAATCAGAAAAACTAGATGAGATAATATTTCAGAAGTTGAAGGATAGACAAGAAGACAGCGATAAGAGATTCGGTCAAATAAAAGAACAGATGGATTTAGTTGAAAAACGAATAATGAACGAAATCTTATCAATGAAAAATGCAATCGGAAGTAGAGTAAATGTACTAGAAAAGTGGAAATACTTGATTATTGGGGGTTCGATTGTAATAGGGTTTATCCTTGCTAGAAACTTTCCTCTTGTAATTGAAATGATAAAAGTATCATAGGTGCTTGACATTTAATCATACATAGTATATTATTCATAATTGCTATGTCTAGTTATATTGATTTAAAATTTATCTCGGAAATATCATCCAGATTAGGACTATTTAAAAAGAAGTCAGATTATCTGTACAACTTTAGGTGTCCTCATTGTGGCGATAGTCAGAAATCCAAACTCAAAGCTCGTGGATATATGTATCGTAAGAAAAACGATATGTTTTTCAAATGCCATAATTGTGGTATGGGTCAGAACCTTGCAAACTTTTTAAAGTTTATTGATCCAAAAGTACACGATAGATACATACTTGAGCGTTATAAAAATAGTGCTCCTGCTACAGAAGCACCGAAGTTTAAGTATGACTTCAAACCAAAGTTAGAGAACGATTATTTGAGTGACCTAACTAGTTTTGCCGATTTAAAAGACGACCATCCTGCAAAACAATATATCATAAAAAGATTGATACCTAAACAATACTTTGATAAATTGTTTTTATGCAATAAATTTTATGAGTGGGCACATAAAATCGCACCACGAAAATATAATAAGAGTAAGTACGACCATCCTAGATTAGTCATACCTTTCTATGATGAAACAGGTAAGGTCTTTGCTTATCAAGGTAGAGCCTTTGGTAATGAAACACCGAAGTATGTTACTATCAAACTTGACGAAAACAAACAAAAGATTTATGGACTTGAAAGAGTGAACTTTACAAAACACATTTATGTAACAGAAGGTCCTTTAGATAGTTTATTTTTAGATAATTGTATCGCTGCTGGTGGCGCTGATTTGACACTAGATAGTAAAATAAATCCAGAAAAAGTTACATATATATTTGACAACGAACCAAGAAACAAAGAAATAATACAGCGTATGGAAAAGATTATAGATTTAGGTTATAACATTTTTATCTGGCCAGAAGATATACAACTTAAAGATGTTAATGACCTAATTATGACAGGTGTATCTAAATTACAATTAGATGAAATTATAAGTATCAACACATATTCAAAGTTATCAGCGAAGCAGGCATTAGTAAATTTTAAAAAGATATAGGAGATATTATGGTGAACAACAAAGAATTATTTGTTATAAAAAGAAACGGTAGAGGTAGGGAACCTCTTAACATTGATAAGATACACGAAATGGTAGAGTTTGCCTGTGAAGATATATCAAATGTATCATCATCACTAGTTGAAATGAATAGTGGTCTTCAATTATACGATAATATTCCTACTGAACAAATACAACAAATTTTAATCAAGTCAGCTTCAGATTTAATTTCACTAGAAAATCCTAATTATCAATATGTCGCAAGTAAACTATTATTGTTCTCTTTGAGAAAACAAATTAATAGAAGACTTTGGGATCACCCACACTTATATGAAATGGTTAAGAAGTGTGTAGAGTTAGGTGTATACGATAAAGATATTTTAACTTGGTACAACAAGTCAGAATTTGACCGTATGAATACAATGATTAACCACGATAGAGATTATGATTTTACATACGCAGGTTTAAGACAAGTTATGGATAAGTATCTTGTACAAGATAGAAGTAGTGGCGATATATACGAAACACCACAACAGATGTATATGATGATTGCAGCCACCGTGTTTGCAAAATATCCTAAAAACAAAAGACTTACCTACATCAAAAAATACTACAACGCAATCTCAACATTTAAAATTAATATTCCTACTCCTGTTATGGCAGGTGTAAGAACACCTATGAGACAATATGCTAGTTGTGTACTAGTAGATGTTAATGATACTTTACCTAGTATCTTTTCAAGTGATATGGCAGTTGGTTATTACACAGCACAAAGAGCAGGTATCGGATTGAATATGGGTCGTATTAGAGGTATCAATTCTAAAATTAGAGGTGGTGAAGTTGCACATACAGGTGTTGTTCCTTTCTTAAAGAAGTTTGAAGCAACGGTTAAGTCTTGTACACAAAACGGAGTAAGAGGCGGTTGTGCTACGGTTCATTTTCCTATCTGGCACAAAGAGATAGAAGATATTATAGTATTAAAAAACAATAAAGGTAGTGAAGATAATAGAGTTAGAAAATTAGATTACTCAATTCAAATATCAAAACTATTTTACGAAAGATTTATTGAAGACAAAGATATTACTTTGTTTAGTCCACACGAAGTACCTGGTTTATATGAAGCGTTTGGTACAGATGAGTTTGATAGTCTTTATGAGAAGTACGAAAAGAATACAAAGATTTATAGAAAGAAAATTAGTGCTCAAACTCTATTCTTTGACTTACTAAAAGAAAGAGCAGAAACAGGTCGTATCTATATTATGAATATCGACCACGCAAATACACATAGTAGTTTCAAAGATAAAGTTAATATGAGTAACTTATGTCAGGAGATTACATTACCTACTGACCCGATTGAACACATTGATGGTAACGGCGAGATTGCATTATGTATTTTAAGTGCAATCAATGTAGGTATATTAACAAACATTGAAGAGTTAGAAAACTTATGTGATTTATCAGTTAGAGCGTTAGATGAAATTATTGACCATCAAAGGTATCCAGTTAAGGCTGCTGAAATATCTACAAAGGCAAGAAGAAGTTTAGGTATTGGTTATATCGGACTTGCTCATTATCTTGCAAAGAAAGGTTACACATATGACCAGAAGATGGCGTGGAAAGAAGTTGATAAATTAACAGAAGCATTCCAGTATTACCTATTAAGAGCGTCTAATACACTTGCAGAAGAAAAAGGTAAGTGTGAGTATTTTGATAGGACAAAGTATTCTGATGGCGTCTTACCTATTGATACTTACAAAAAAGAAGTTGATGAGATTGTAAATCGAAAACTCAGCTTTGATTGGGAGACATTAAGGAAAGATATAAAGAAAGTTGGGCTACGACATAGCACTCTCTCCGCCCAAATGCCTTCAGAAAGCTCTAGTGTGGTATCAAATGCTACAAACGGCATTGAACCACCTAGAGACTTTTTAAGTATTAAGAAAAGTAAGAAAGGTACATTGAAACAAGTTGTGCCTCAATATCAAACATTGAAAAATAACTATACACTACTATGGGATATGAAATCTAATGAAGGATATATTAATGTTGTTGCAACAATGCAAAAGTATTTTGACCAAGGTATATCAGGTAACTGGTCATACAATCCAGAAAATTACGAAGACAATCAAGTACCTGTATCAACAATGGCACAGGACTTATTGAACACTTATAAGTATGGTTGGAAAACTTCATACTATCAAAACACTTATGATGGTAAGAAAGAACAAGAAGCATTACACCCAATGACATACGAAGAAGAACAAGTTGGTTCAGTTGCATTGCAACCAGATGAACCTAAACCTACTTCAAAACCAGATGTTTTAGATGACGAGGTTTGCGAAGCGTGTAACATATAGGAGTAATTATGAACTTTGTGGCAAATTTACCTTATACAAAGGTGTGGATAAAAAAAGAATATTTGTATGATTTAGAAAAAGGTTTTGATGAAGAACCAGTTGAAGGCGTTTTAGTCGCAGTTAAATCAATGCAAGGTAGAGCATTAATGTTTGAAGTATATCTACCTGAATATGGTGCTTGTTATGATAAGTTTCCTCTATCAGCATTATTATGGAAGAAAGATTTTAAAAAAGAAGAACAATTAAAACTAGGACAATTATGTCTATGGGATGGTTTTAGTTATGATATTCAAGTCTGGTCAAAACGATTGTTAAAAAATTGTGATGTACAGATATGGATTAAAGATAAAGGTATTGTGAAAGGTGAATATCTATTTACAATAGACGCCTGCCATAGTGACCCAAATGTTATAAATACAAGTGTCTCGGAAGTACCTTCTGAACACAAACAACATAACTTTGGTAAACTTGAAAATGGGCAGTTTTTTGCTCAACCAAATAATCGTATGTTATGGTTTGAACAATCACTAACACCAAGTGAACTAAAGAAACCTGACTTTAAGGTTTCAAGTAGATATTATTTTTCTGAACAAGAAGACAAATGGTCTTTTGGAGATAGTGATGACTATTTCTATGAAGAAGTAAAACGAAACGAAAACAAAGAAAAAGAGTACAAATAAGAAATGGCAAACAGCGTATTTAATAAAGATAAAGGTTTAGACTTTACAAAACAACCTATGTTTTTTGGTGAAGACTTACAGGTACAAAGATACGACAATATGAAGTATCCTATATTTGATAAGTTAACACAACAACAATTAGGTTTCTTTTGGAGACCAGAAGAAGTATCATTACAGAAAGATAGGTCAGATTGGTCAGTATTAAGACCAGAACAGAAGTTTATCTTTACATCTAATTTAAAATATCAAACTATGTTAGATAGTGTACAAGGTAGAGGACCTTGTTTGGCATTTTTACCTTATGTATCATTACCTGAATTAGAAGGTTGTATTGTAACTTGGGACTTTATTGAGACAATACATAGTAGGTCTTATACATACATTATCAAAAACTTATACTCAAACCCTAGTGAAGTATTTGATACAATCATAGAAGACGAGAAGATTGAGAGAAGAAGTAAATCAGTAACTAATCATTATGATGAACTAATTGAAGCAGGTATGAAATATCAATTAGGTCAAAAGATTGATGAGTATGATTTAAAAGAGAAGTTGTGGAGAACTTTAGTAACGGTAAACATACTTGAAGGATTAAGATTTTATGTATCCTTCGCTTGTAGTTTTGCGTTTGGTGAATTAAAGTTAATGGAAGGTAGTGCAAAGATTATCTCATTTATTGCGAGAGACGAAAGCCAACACCTTGCAGTATCACAACGAATAATTAATAACTATCGTGGTCCAGAGAACGACAAAGTTATGAATAAAGTTATTAAGAACAATGAGAAGTATATAGAGAAATTATATGATGACGCAGTTGCAGAAGAGAAGCGTTGGGCAACTTATCTATTTTCAAAAGGTTCAATGGTAGGTTTATCAGAAAAACTATTACATAACTATGTTGAGTGGACAGCGAATAAAAGGATGAAAGCGATTGGTCTGAAACCTAAATATGACCAAGGTAAATCAAATCCATTACCTTGGACTGAACATTGGTTTAATAGTCGAGGTTTACAAAACGCACCACAAGAAACAGAAATTGAAAGTTATGTTATCGGTGGTATTAAACAAGATGTTGAAAAAGACCAGTTTAAGAAATTTAAACTTTAATAATGAATAAAGCAAAAAACAAATGCTCTCAATGTGAGGAGAGCTTCACTATCATTTGGGACAATGAAGATTTAGAACCTATTAGTTGTCCTTTCTGTGGAGCGTCAATGGATAACTTTGAAGAAGAGGAAATTTCAGATGACGAAGATAGTTGGAATTGATTATTCTTTAACAGGACCTTGTATAGCGATTTGCGATAATGTAATTGACATCAATGAGACGGAATTTCATTATCTCACAAAGGTAAAAAAGTACGAAGGTAAGTTTAGAGGTGGTCAGATTACAGGTCACTTATTCAAAGAGTGGACTTCTGAACAACAAAGACACGACCAGATATCAGATTGGGTATTTGAAATAATAGGTATAGGTTATGACAATCCTATCGTATTCATAGAAGATTATAGTTTTGGTTCTAAAGGTAGAGTATTCAACCTTGCAGAAAACACAGGTCTACTTAAACATAAACTTTACAAAAAAGGTATAAGATTTTACACACTAGTGCCTAGTGTGATTAAGAAAGCTGCCACAGGTAAAGGTAATGCAGACAAAGAAAAGATGTATGATAAGTTTTACGAAGAAACAGGTATCAATCTTATGGAAGAACTTGACCAAACAACTTTAAACAATCCTGTTACCGATATCGTAGATAGTTATTATATCTCAAAGGTCGGTTATGAAGAAAAGATTTTATCACATTAAAAACAAAGATAGATGGCTCGGTCTAGCAATCGCAGTATCTTCCGTTTATATTCTATCTGAAGCAAATGTTGATACACAATGGATAGGTTGGTTACTATCTGTTATTGCTTGTTTTATGTGGGTGTGGTTTGGGTATAGAGATAAAGACTATCCTAGAGCATTGATGGAGTTGATGTATTTAATATTAAGTATGAGAGCAATGTATAATTGGTTGATATGATTGAGAAGATTAAAGCAAGAGGTGAAGAATTAAAGACATTACAAGGACACGATAGATTGCAGTATCTAGTAGATATTGCTAGAGAAGTTAAACCACTTGCAGATAACGAGAAAATAGAAGACAATAAGATACGAGGTTGTGCCAGCAACCTATGGGTAGTAGGTAATAAAAACGCAGACGGAACAATGACCTACAAACACGACGGAGACGCCTTTATCACAAAAGGTACAGCGAAGATAATCATAGACATAGTAAACGGAGAAAGTGCAGAAGAAGTAGCACAACTTACACTAGACGATTTTAAACATCTAGGAATACAAGAATTACTGACAATGCAAAGACAGATAGGATTTGCAGGACTTATTGAAAAGATTATCAGACTATCAAAATAGAACAAAACGAGAACAAAAAAACTTCAAAAATCACTCATTTTTCGCTTGACATAGTATACAATCTATGGTATTATTATACTATGATTCAAAACACTATGACAAATACACTAAAATGGTTAGGAACCCTTACTTTAATAGTAGGTGTAGGGTTCAATTCACTCAATATTTACCCTCTAGGACCGCTTATAATGTGTCTAGGAGGCGTTATTTGGGTAATTGTAGGGTATATGTGGCGAGAATACTCTATTATTATCACAAATTCAGTATTAACACTAGTTTCCTTGATAGGAATATCAATAAAATATGGGTTTTTTTCGTAAAATATGCTCATTTTTTGCTTGACAACTATTACGAAAACTGATATTATATGAGTATGATTAACAAAATAACATTGCCAAAACCTATGATGATTGACGATATTGACATTGATAGACTAAAGAAGAAGTTTGATGACAATGATATTCACTACAATTCAATTACAACTGATGGTTATTTAATTACTATTATTACTAATGCAATTCCAATGAGTATTTTAAATCTATTAAAATCAAAATTTACAGCAATGTTTGTTGACAAAATTAATAACACTAACAAAGGAGTAAAACACTATGTCTAAAGTAAAACAAATGGCGTGGGACAACGCTGAAAAAGAAGTTGATAAAATTACTAATGATTATTTAGATGGTAATATTGACTTGAATACTGCTGAGAATAAAATATCAGAAGTTGACAATGTAGAACTTGTTGTTGATAAACACAATATTGACGAACATTTATACTTTGCTAAACACGATAAAGAACAAAAAACTTTAAGTAAATATTACTAATATGATAACTTCATTTTTTATATTAATGCTTACAATGATGACAATAATAATTCTATTGAAAAAGGTACTATCATAATGGGTAAAAATAATACTATACATTTAACATACTGGCAAGAGTACCAAGATTCAGAAGATAGATATGATGAATTTTTTAAGATACATCATACTATTTTTAGAAATGTACCTTTATCTCAATTGAAGAGATTAAATTCAGAAACTTTTAAAAACAAAATTAAAGAGTATTGTGATAAACACTTTAACGAAACTGCTACTAATGCTACAGGTAATAGTGGTGTTGATATGATAAGTGGTGATGAATACTATAATACTTACTTTGATGAGTTTGGTGAAAGTACAGGTGTTGGTTTAGACAATGCTTTATTTAACGACTATGGTCAGTTGTATAATACAAGACAATTTTTTAAATACGATTTTGATCCAGAATTTACAAAAAGATTTATTAACAAAACATATGGGAGGACTCACTAATGACAAATAAAGTAACAGACATTTATTATGGTGAAAAAGAGTTAGGTAAGAACTTATACAGAAAAAAAACTTACTATACATTATGCGTTGAGCAAGATGTACTTGCTGACAACCAAGATGAGGCAGACAATTTATTTTTAGAAGGTGGTGGTATAGATTATTCTGCTATCAACAAAAATTGTACAGAAGAAAATAAAGGTGTCGAAACATATATGGTAGATACTAATTTTTATGAAAATGGTGATACAAAGTATATGGGTAAAGTATCTTATGATACTGATACATACAATCAATCACTAGAAGAAGCAAAAGAAAATGGTGATATCTTTATTGATACTTATGCCGAAGAAGTTGACGAGAAGGCAGAAAGTGATGTAGATATTGCTCTTAATTTAGAAAACGAAAGTAAGATAGGTAAATAATGAGTGAAGATGTATTAGGTTATTCATCACACGATTGGCGTAAAAATACCGATAGTGCTGTTGTTGTAGATAAAAATAGTGCAATGCTAAAAGCAAATGATTGTAAAGTTTACTTTAAAAATCCTAGAACATTACAAGACGAAGAGGTAGAAGTTTCCAGATTGATTAGAGTATTCGTTAATAATTTTGAAAGTCATAAGAGGAGTGTAAAATGATAGATGTAATAACAACAATTGATGAATTAAATAAAGTCATTGATAAGTTAGATAATGCTAAATCAAGTACAGATGTTAATGTATTAGTATCTGGTATTGAAGACGCAGTTGACGATTTAAAAACATTTAGAGACGACAAACAAAAAGAACTAGATGAGTTTGAGAGATATTATTCTCCGAGTAATAAATCAATGCCATCTGAAAATATAGTTATACCTGTCGCTGATCCAATTAATAATTAAGGAGGACATTATGGACGCAAATAGTTTATTACAACTTATTCTTTTAACAATTGCTTTAGGTGCTTTAGTCTATTGTTTAATTCAGGCTAGAGACGCAAGAGGTATCTGTAATAAGTTGATGAAAGATATAGAAAGGTATATTAAGAAATCTGAGCAGATGGAATTGCCTTTAAAAATGAAGAAAACCAAGAAAAAGGGCAAAAAATAGGTGATGTATCTATCGCATATGTGCCGAAATCGCCGTCCTAGGGCGGATATGGGCGTTGAATTTGCAGTAAAACCCTTATTTTATGCGAATATTCAGGTGCTTGACATTTAGAGAGGTTTATAGTATTATTAACATAATGACGAGGAGGTCAAATGACATTTAACTATACAAAAGAAATGATGTGGCAAGAGTTTGAAGACGCTACAAAGAAAGACCAAAAAGGTAAGAAAGAAAAATACGACAATCGTATTAAGTTTCTAAAAGAAATGAAACAACTGAAGAAAGACAATCCTTCAGTAATGAGAGATATCTCAATCAATCAAAAACAATTTGATAATCTAATTAATTGTTGGTCCGCTCCCAATCCGAGAGACGCATTCTATATGAGTGTGTTTGGTAGAACATATGCAGACCAAAAGGCACACGAAATAAAACTATATGGCTTGGATAAAGAAGAAAGAAAACAAAGTGCTTAATAAGTCCGAAAGACTTGCTATTGTGAAAAACAACTATATGAAATGGTTGAAGTCAATCGGTGTAAGATTAGATAGTAAAGGTAGAGTGATTAACAACTTTAAAGGTTATCCTTTTCCTGACTATTCTAGTGATAGAAATTCTATACCTACAAGTGATAGAATACCAGGTGCTTGTGTGAAGAGAACAAAGATGAAAGCAAAGTTGCCTGCTGGTAAAACAATAGGTATCGCATACAACAAGGGTAATTACCAGATTGTTGATGAAAGCGATATTACAACAATGGGAAAGAAGATATAGTATGTGGAACTTGAAAACAATAATGTTATTTGTTGCTTCTTTAGTGGCTGTTGTAGCAATATCTATAAGTATGGCTAATGCAGAAGAACAAAAGACATATACACTTACAGAAGTTAAAACTGCTGTGGTGAATATACCTGCTAATGTAGGTAACTTTTTAACTAATGAAGTTGAGAAGACAAAAGAATATCAGAAAAAGAGTTGGGAAGAAATGAAAACACAAACAGCTCAAAACTGGTCACAATTGAAATCGTTATTTGGAGTTAAGAACTAATGGCTGATTTCCAATTGACTAGTGCAAACGATGGAACTTTCTTAATCAGGCCTGTTACCGCTAGGGCACAGGTCTGGTGGACAGACGCCAAGATTGCAGAAAGATTTGTAGTAGATAATACGGCAAACGATTTCGCTGTAATATTAAGTGAAAATCAACAAAAGGTGTGTAATGAAATTAGACAAAATAATTTTGATTTTATTAATTAGTATTACGCTTGGTGCGTGTTCTAATAAAAGAATTGATAATACTAATATGATTGTAAACAATAGTACCAATATGAAGAAACCTGTAATTACAAGGTCTCATTTAGGTGCAGTATTAGGTGGTACTACTGGTGCAATGGCTTGCTTAGAAATGTTAGACGCAGGTCCTTATGTAGTTGCTAGTTGTACAATACTAGGATCCTTTGCAGGAAGTAATTTATTATATGATAGTGATTACGATTTACATAACGCAGTATTTGTTGACCATTTAAATAATGGTCCTGGTGTTGCGAGTTATACGAACTGGTATAACAATAAGACAGGTTCAAGTGGTACCGTGAAGATAAACAGAAGTTATGCTCAAGGTCCTTTGATATGTAAAGAGTATGAAAGTAATTTTAATATTAAGAACTCTTGGCCAGTAGTTGGTATTGGTAACCAAGATATTGATACGAGATTTGGTATTGTGTGTCAAATGCCTGATGGTCGTTGGGTTGAGAAAGGTACAATGTACAAATGAAAAAATGGATATTAGACCACTTGCCTACGATATGGGTATGTGCCATATATGCTTTTGGTATGATTATGATTATTGACCACGCAAAGGCAGACTGGATTATGAAGAAACCTATTACATACAAAGAAGAGAGTAAGGTCAATTCAGCACCTGTAAGTGATGTCTATATAAATGAGATATCAAAAAAAGTAGAAGACAAATTAAAACTAATTGAAGAGAACGAGAAAAAAGGTATTTTAAAATCAACAACACTAGACAGATTTGAACGAGACGGACAATGGTGTTTTATTAAAATAGTTATCAGACAAAAAGGTGATGATATTATCAAAGAAGAGATTATGGAATGTGCTGATACTGAACACGGTAGAACAGACAAGGAAAAGATTGCAGAATTGGAGAAACAAATTGAACTTGAAAAGGCAAAGAAACCTGGTTATTGGGAACTATTTGCCGCCTTTTATTATAAAGATTTGAACGCTCCAGAATATTGTAGGTTGTATTCTCAACCTTCACACGCTTACAAAGCCATCGGTACAGCGTGTTTAACAACTGATGGTAAATGGGAGAGAAAATAAATGATTAAAAATATCATTATATTAGGTCTCCTAGTTATTATTATGACAGGTGCTACAACTTCCGATATAGTTGCCTATGTTGAAGAAAACCAGCTTATTGACAAGTTTAGTGAAATGTTGTATAGTATAGTTAGGAGTGTGAAAAATGTATAAGAATATACTAAAAGTAAGTGCGATTGCGATATTAGCAGTTGCCTTAAACGCTTGCTCGTCTAAAACATACAAGATTAAGCAAGAAACTGATAGAGTTGTTGACGAAGTACCCAAGTGGTATATGGCAGACTTTGATGTTAAGAAACATTGCGATATATCAAAGTGGGCAAACAATGGTCTTATCAGTACAGAAGATGATGACAAGACTTGTATCTTCGGTGTTGGGACTTCTGTAAGTCCTTCATTAGAACTTGCAATAGAAAAAGCCAAGTTAATTGCGAAAGCAGAAATGGCAGATATTGTTGCTGGTGAAATGAATAAGAAGGCGAAGATTTTTGTTACAGAAGTTGGTAAGACAGAAGTTAAGACCGTTGTAACAGAAGTTGAAACGGCGATGGTAAACATTATCGCAAATACACCAGTTAGAGGTTATGAAATCTTTGCACAGGAAGTAACTAGAACAAAGAATGGTTATTATAGGGCGTGGATAGGTTTAAGACTACCTCTTGGTGAATTTAACAAGATGTATCAATTCACAATTGAAGAAGTGGTTGATAGTCATAAACTAAAACTAAAAGCTGCTGAAGCATTTGAAAATGTTGAAGAGACAGCAAAGAAAAAGAAAGAGAACAATGAGTAATATAGTTGTATATTCAAAAAACAATTGTACTTATTGTGATAAAGCCAAGGCCTTGTTAAAAGGCCTTAAGCTATCATATACTGAAAAGAAGATGGAATCTTTTGATAGTGTTGACGCTATGTTAGAAGATATAGGTAAGAAAGTTAGAAGTATGCCACAAATTAAAATCAATGATGAACTAATAGGTGGTTATAATCAACTTATCGAACACTTTGTTAATGAAGGCAAAGTTGACTATCAAGGAAACATTAAGAAGTGAGTAAAGATAAGGGCAAGTTTGATAATGTTATCTTGTTTCCAGAGAACAAGATTAAAAAACAACCTACTATGGTTGATCCGAAGGCTCAAAAGAAAATGCGAGACTATCAGACAACCAAGTTTGTTGAAACTGCTTGTGATAAAATTGGTTTAAATATGATTAAAGATTTTGCACAAATGGAATTAGATATGAAACAAGATAACTTTACAAAAGACCTTGCATTTGTAATTGATTCAATAAGAGGACTTTTGTACAGACAATTTAATATGAATTATCCTATGCAGAAAGTCATAGACACAGGCGTTAAGTTAAATATGAATAAACAAGGTGTAGTTACTGCTCGTATTGAGTATGCTAATTTAACAGACGAGAGCACAGCAACAACTAAACCTATGAACAAAAATGTATCAGACGAGTTAAATCATAGAAACAATGGTATGTTTATGTTTACAGAAGATTTTGAATTTAATCCATTTCCTGGTGAGGATCCAAATGATGATGAACCACCAAGTGATACGGAGAAATAGAATTTGATTATGGTAAACCATTATAATGCGATTTCCCATAACAAGTTGTCAGACAAGACATTAAAATCGAAATATAGGAGGTTAAACATTTATGTTTAATATTTTTAATATCTTAAAAGGAGATAATAATATGGGTAGAAGAGCCTACACAAAAACTGAAAAGGTAAGAAACCTTTTCAACACAGGTGTTTCAGTAACTTGGAAACAATTACGAAACAAATTTGACCTGACTTCACCGGCTGCAATGGTTGGTAAATTAAGAAACGAAGGTATGATGATTTATGAAAATAGAACATCTGCTGGTGTTTCTTATAGAGTTGGTACTCCATCAAAAGCGATTATCGCTGCTGGTATCAACAAAGTATTTGGGAAGCAAGTTGCTTACTCAAACTACTAAAACTTATAAGATTAGAGGCGGTGTCGGAAGTACCGCCTCTTTTCAATTTAATTATTAAGGAATTTTATGAGTGATAAAGATATAGAACAAGGTATGGATCACGGTAGAGATACACACGACCACGACTTAACATATGAGAACGAACAATCAACGGTTACTATACCTTTGAAAGAATACGATAGTTTAAAAGACCAAAGCAAATATATTACAGACCCTACTTTAATTGCAACAATAGATAAGATAGAGTTTTTTGTAAAAGAATTAAGGAAACACATAGTAAGAAAATTATAATGAGTGAACAACCACAACTATTTGAAACAGAAGACCAGTATGGCAATGATATCATACAAGGTCCTAAAATACAGAAGAGAAAACTTACAACTAAAGAGGCGATGATTGACCCAAAGAATCCAGATACGGTAGGTACGAGTGCTTGGAATTTAGGTAATCACACACTTGCAATATGCTTTATACTTTGTTTAGTATTTGTTGTATATGCAAGTTACAAATAGGAGAATAGATGACAGGTTTAGCAACATACGATAATTTGTTTTTTAAGAGTAAATCAGTAAGAAAAAGAACAATTAAGATAACTGATGGTAAAGAATTTGAAGAGACTAAAGAGGGTCTTTCATTTAAAAAGATTATCAAGTCTGTACAAGGTTCAGTACCAAAAGGTACTAAAGAAATTAGAGTACAATATACCAATAGAAAAGGTAACGAAATTGACCGTTGGGTTAAAATACCTATGGGTCGTAGTAAGAAAATAGGTAGATAAAAACCTGTATAAATAACTATAAGTAATTATTAACATATTAAGGAGACTGAAATGGCTGAGATAAAAGAGAACCCACATCTTAAAAATAGTGCTTTGAGAGCAAGTCAAAACACATCAGGTGGCAGGGTTGCATTAACTTTCCACGAAATTCTTACCAAAGTAAATAACGCTAAAGACAAGGCTAAGAAAGTAGAAATCCTACAACAACACGATACTCCTGCTTTAAGACAGATATTGAAAGGTGCATTTGACCCGAAAATCCAATGGGATTTACCGGCAGGTCAACCACCATATATTCGTAATGAAGCACCAGTAGGAACTGAACATACTTACCTTGACCAAGAAAGTAAAAGATTGTGGCACTTTGTTAGAGGTGCAGACAATTCATTAACTAAAGTTAGAAAAGAAACTTTGTTTATTCAGATTTTAGAAGGTTTACACGAAACAGAAGCAGACCTTTTGATTAATGTAAAAGAGAAGAAACTGAATAATGTATACAAAGGTCTTACTTCGAATCTAGTTAAAGAGGCGTTTGGGTGGAATGACGATTTTGTCAAAATTTAGACAACTAAAAGTTGCATAAAATAAGGGTATTTTTTGCTTGACAAAGGTCCCGAAATCGTATAGAATAAATACATAATGATAACGGAAGGTATATAATGTTTAATGTGATAAAGACTTTTCTGTATATGTGTTTCTTTATATGGTTAATGGGTGTAGGTCTACACTTGACTATGCAGAAAGCAAAAGCTGATGACGCAGTTGTGGCGACAGGTGCTCATATAATCAAAGAAACAATAAACGGAAACATAGACCATTCGCAAGTGCTATCTTCTGAATTGAAGATGTTAGTACATAAAATGGCTATTGATATGACATTTACTTTAGAGAAGCATTTACCTGCTATTTTAGAAGGTATTGCCGCCGAAATAAGAGTAAATGGTATTGACAAAGCGTACAAAGAATCGTTAACAAAGTAGGGAGGTGATATGGACTCAATTTTTGAGGCACTTTATATAACTACCCAATTGATGTATAGTGTGGCGCCTATGGAGATATGGGTTATCTTATTAGGTGGCGGATTTAGTTGGTTATGGTTAGATTATTCTGATAAACGAGAACGAAAAAGAATAGAAAAACTACAAAGAAAATAAGAGAGAAATAAAATGCCGAGACCTAGTAAACCGAAGTCGGTTAGATATGCGACTTTAAAAAAGAAGGTGCAGGCTGAAAGTGAAACAACGAAATATTATACAACATACAAAGATATTAAAAAATGGTTTAAGTATATCAATGATGTTGTGTTTGATGGTAAATTAGCACCCTTTAATGATATTGTTATTAAAGATTTGAGAAGACAAAAATGTTATGGACAAGTTACTCAATGGGAGTGGAGTAGAAAAGGAACTTGCGTGTTCCATTTAGAAATGAATACTTGTTACAAAACAAAAAGACAATTCATAGATACATTGGCACACGAAATCGTCCATTTGTATCAAATGAGAAATGCAGGAGATAGTGGCAATCATAATAAGCTGTTCTATTCGTTTGCTCCAAAAATGAAAAGAGCCGGCATTAATATGATATAGACTATCATTATATAATGAGGAGAAGAGTGATGAAAAAACAAGAGAGATATGCCGAGTATTTTAAAAAATTTAAATATTGGGCAAAGAGAGTTATCGGTGTAACACTAGTTATAACTCTTACATATGTTACAGGTTCGTTTTTTCCTAATCAATATATCTTAAAAGATTATGATAAGAAATACGAAGCTGCCTACCTAGAAAAACTTAAAGAACTTGATTTACGAGAACCCGAGTTTGCATATGCTAACGATTTACAATTCGTTAAGGCTATGCACAAATGTATTGATTATCTAAACTTTACACAACCAGTTGTGTTAAGAATACCTTATGAAATGATAACAGCACAGGCCGCTTTAGAGAGTGGTTGGGGTACAAGTAGATTTGCAGTTGATGGTAATAATCTGTTTGGTATTAGAACTTGGAATAAAGATACGCCACATATGGTACCACTTGGTGTTAAGAAGTGGAGAGGTTGGGGTGTCAGAATATTTGCGACCAAGTGTAGTAGTGTCAAAGAATATATGAGAATACTTAATGAACACCCGGCGTATGCTGAATTTAGAGAAGTAAGAAAACAAATGCAGGCAACAACAGGTGTGTTAGACCCTATTGAACTTGTCAAACATATTGAGAAGTTTAGTACAACACCAGACTATGACAAAAGAGTAATCTTTATTATTAACAAAATAAGAAAACTAGAGGAGAATATGTAATGCCAAGACCTAACGATTGGATGAACGAAAGTTATATGAACATCAAAGAAGATAATAGACCATATATGGATCCTTATCTTAAAGATATGATTAATAAATCGTTTATAATTTTTGAGAGAATGAAAAGAGGCCAGAGGAAAGTTTACTTTACAGGTAACTGGCAAAAAGATGTGTGTAGTTGTTTTCCAGGTAAACAATCAGATAAAATATTTAAAAAGATGAGAGTATACCTTGATAACAAAGATTATTCTTTTACACAAAGAAAACTAGACAACCTTGATGGTTACGAATATATAGTACATAGGAGATAAACATTGGGTATAATAGCATTTCTATCAGCAATATCAATATCGGCCGTGGCTGCCTTGTATAGTATACTAGGTTTAGCCGCTATCTTTGCAGGTGCGAAGATACCGATTATGATTATGGGTGGTGTTTTAGAAGTAGGTAAGTTAGTTACAGCAAGTTGGTTATATCAAAACTGGCACAATAAGAACTTACCTAAAACAATAAAATATTACTTGACAACCTCGGTAATTGTGCTAGTATTTGTTACATCAATGGGTATATTTGGTTTCTTATCAAAGGCACATTTAGACCAAGTAACTCCTACTACAAACTATACAAGTAAAATTACATTAATAGACCAGAGAATATTACAAGAAGAGAGAGTTATAGAAAGAGCAGAAAAGACTTTACTACAACTTGATAAATCTATTGAAGTATATTTAAATAAAGAATATGCAACAAGAGGTTTAAGAGAAAGACGAAAACAAGAAGAAGAGAGAAAAGAATTAAAGTTAACAATTGACAATGCTATGAACAACATAGACAAGTTAATGTTAGATAAGAACACAATAGAATTAGACCAAGCGAAAATAGAGGCAGAAGTAGGACCTCTTAAATATATTGCAGAATTAATTTATGGTGATAATGCAAAAGACTATTTTGACGAGGCAGTAAGGTGGGTTATTATAGTATTGATATTTGTATTTGACCCATTGGCAGTATTGTTATTGATAGCGGCCAATATATCACTTGCAGGTTGGATAGCAAGACGAGAAGATATAAAGAAGAGAAAGAATAGAAAAGAAGATTTACAATTAAAAAGAGACGAAAAGAAACTTGCAGAAAGTATAAAACAGAATAAGAACTATAAAGAGTTTTTTAAAAAGTTTGCAAAAAAGAATTTAACAA